CCACCATCATCAGTCATAATTTCATGTGCAATAGTATCAGGAGCTCCTTTAGTTGACGCAACAGGTACTACTCTCTCAACAGTAATGTTCCATAAATCTGGAACTAAAGGAATGTCAACAACACCAGCATCATTAGTATAATACTTGGAAACTTTGGCAGAGTCCAGTTGTTGACCAACAGATCCAGCTAAACCACGAGTACAAAACTCTGGTTTAACAGTCACAGTTACTGTCAAATGAGCACGTCGTGCAATGGAAACAGGTTCATTGGAGTATGTTGGGGCGCATAGATCTTTTACGTTGGTTGTTAAAACGACTACACGTGGTTCAATAGAAACTTTACCTTTCAACTCAGCTTCAGCCATATTTGCATACTGACGAACATTGTTACAAATTTCAATAATCTTGTTAGTAGGTGATTTTTCCACGAAATCGGGTTTTGTGTTTCCAATATCATCCATAAATAAACCGTTTATGAAAGAACGGTAATTGGACATATACTTATCCGATTCGTTTAACGTGGCAAGCATTTCATCATTGGCACAAAAACCATTAGCCAACAAACACATAACCATGGATATTGCTCCAACAGACGATTTTCCAACGCCTGATTTCCCAAAAATATTCATGGTAAATGGAGCAATACGTAAGCCACCTTGGACACGAATAGAATCAAAATTTGCCTTCAATTTACGCAATTGAGATAAACGATCGAAAAACACTCGTTTTTCCCACGTACCTTTAACAGTAGCATGGAAATCACTAGCTCGCTGAATCAGTGCTGTTAAGCGCTGATCAAATTCGTTCTCATCAATATTTACAAACTTGCGCAAATTACCAGTTTTAACATGTTCAATATTAGACACAATAAAGCCATATTCTTCGTCAAACTCTCTCGCTTCAATATCTGAATATAATAACGGTGTAACAGACTTCGTAGTAAAGCAAGCATAACCTGCTTCTACAAAGTATAACACCGTTTCAATAGCGGCATCAACAAGGTCAAAAGCACCATAATGTTTTTCCATTGCTGGAATACAAAAGGCTTTCACACCTCCTAAATGCCATTCAAATGAAGCAGCTTGACAAAGACCAAGTGAAATACAAATACTGATCAACGAAGAAACCTTCTTAAAGAATGGGTTAGTAGTCACCAGTCGCCAGTTTTTCATACTCTCGCGTAGCATGTCCAACCATGCGGGTTTACCACCATGAGGTTCCACTTCTCCACTGTCATCTTCCTCATCAGGAGCAACCAAAGCTTCAAGCTTTATAAGCTTGCAAAGCAATTGACTCTGTATAATGAGTTTTCAAATACAGTAAAAATATGGAAGTGGCTTGCGTGTAAGAAGTACATTCTAAAAGTGACGTAGTGAGAAAAACTAATGACTCAATTCTAGACCAAGTGATGGAATCAATAGGAACACCAATCTGAGCTGCTTGTTCTTTCAACACAGAAATATGTGAAATAAAAGCAGCATGTGGCTCATTCTTCTTGAG